CTCAAAGCTATGTGTACCACCACTATACTCCAAAGCCGCCTCTATCCAAGGGCGGCATCTTTCTAATTCATTTACTTGTGTATCTTTAGGCATTTAATATGTAGACAATGCTACCCTCTTCCAAATTGCTGCACTACCGTTATATGTGCCAGTACAAATATAAATATAAGACGTATCCCAAGCTATCATTCCTGCCGCATCCCCTGCCGCACCAACACTAGAGCTAGGCGTGGTTTGCTTCATTGCAATCTGCTTAAATGCGTTCTGCGCTGAAACAACAGGATAATTATTATCTTCATCCCATAAAAAAATGCCATTTTCGCTTGGGTTATCGTCACTAGTTTTAAAGTATAACTTACCTAAGTTTCTGCTTAGAAACAGATTAAGCTGTCTGCCCCACTGTCGTAAATCTTCACCAAGAATAGGCGGTGTAACTGGCATTACCGTCTGCCCCCTGCTTTTACATCTAAGCGCATTGTACCCACACGCCAATCCACATTTTGATCACCTTCAACTCTCATGCGGATTTGCCTACCAGAAAACCGTACTGACGTAGGGTTGCTTGGGTTATATGCACCATATTCACGCTCTACATCGTTAGGATTAAAGCGTGTTTTAAATTTAAGATTAACATCACCTTGCGTCTTTTCATCTGGTATAACCTCAGTAACTTTAGCTATCTGATCGCCGTTACCAATACTAATACTACTTGTTTCGCAGAATATAGGTTGGCTGTCGTAGTTATGACCATATTCATGGTTAAATATGCTTACTGGCTCTACAACATTTGCTGTTGATCCCATACCAGAATGATTAACGCAATAATAATACAAAGTAGGCGTATTAGCCCCAACGACTATTTGCGTATAGCTGCCTGCCTGTCCTGCCGTTCCAACTTTCGTAACACCTTCTGTATATTCTACCCCACCGCCATGCGTTCCGTTTGGTTGCGTAGAAAATCTAAAAGGGTGCGTTGCATTGCTTGCCGCATCTTGTTTGAATTTATAAGTTTTGCCTCTGATTAATTGTAGTGTTGGCGCATAACCCAAATAAGTATTAAACGCATATTTGTTACCACCAGAATTTACGACACTTACATTTATATCTAATGTTTCTGCTAGTTCGCCTGCCATAAACGGATGAGCAAATACACCTCTGCTTACGCCTGACGTTCTTGATAAATTACCAATGAGCCAATGACCCTCTGCCGCATCATAGCCAACATATCTATCTATTTCTGTTGAAGATGCAGAACAATAAAACCACCAGATTTCATCTTCAGAACCAACGGACATACCCCAAACTTTAGATTGTTGATCTTTGTTAAAATCACCAAAGACGTAATCATGTACATCGCACTTTAATGTTTGCACTGTGTTACCATCAAAATAATGGAAGTTCTCTTGCCCATACCAAAACACACCACGGTCAACAGCCACCGCAGAAAGCCTAGAAACTGCTCCGCAATGCGTTCCAATTCTTTGAAATGAATACACATAAGGTGGCGCGATATACTGTGCAACGTGAGCATCTGTGTCAGTTAAAATCAGTGTAATGCCACGGCCCCTTATGCCCTGCATTATCTGTCCTGCCGTAGCTAACTCAATATCGCCTGCTTCATTCGTTGCACTTGGCGTCCAGACTGTATTGTTTTCTTTATCGCACCAAGAAACTTTACGGCTATTGCCGCCAGAACCTAATGCAAAGATAAAACGTTCTTCTGTTACAACCATACCCTTATTGTCGATTGGTGCGTTTGCAATTGGCGCGGTAACAGTTCTTTTCTTTAAAGATACGTTATCAATATCAAAATTTGGAGTATTATATACTTGTGGTAATATTTCTATTTTAACAGCGGCATCCGTTGCGCCAAATCTAAATATATTTGATCCAACTACAAGCGTCTGATCTATGTTTACCGTACTTGTAGTTGTACCAGTAACTTTAACTTTCACATTAGGTATTGTGGAAGCATCACCATCATCGTTTCTATCAATCAGTGTTATTTCTAAATCATGGCTATCTTGGCTATCTGGGCTTACAACTAAACCACTTACCGTTTGATCAAAAACAGTAGCTGTTATAACGCTTACTAATGCTAATTGATGCGTTGCGCCTAAACGCTTTGTAAAACTGTGAGCCGTTCCAGTGCCTAATGCTGTGAGTGCTATTGCTGCGCCACCTGATGTTGCGGCAAGCTGAAACTCAGATGAACTAGCACCAACAATAAAATATTCTGTACCGTTAACCAAACCCGTTATATTAGTGCCATTTCCGTTAGAATAAACAACCTTATCGCCATTTGTAAATGTATTGGAAATTACTATTTTATTAGTAGCCAAAACCACAACAGAACCGCTACTACCGTTTATTGTTACTGATAAGGGTGCAGTTAGATTTATTGCTGCCGCACCAGAAGTTGCCGCTAATTTTAAACTGTTGGTTGCCGCAGAAACTACAAAGTAATTTGTACCAGAGGTTAGACCGCCTATTGCCGATTGTCCTGTTGGCACAGTGTAAGTAACCTCATTTCCGTTAGAAAAGCCATGCGCCGTTGCTGTAATTGTTTCAGTAGAATAATTTATAGGTGCTGTATTTGCGCTTGTAGTGATAGCCGCACCCATCGCGTTACCATGAACCGTACAATAATACAGCAAACCAGAAGCAGGGGCAGCGGCGTCTACTGCTATAACAACACTTGATCCTGACGCTCCTGCCGTGCCTGTTGTTGTCACTCCTGTTGTGTATGCCGTAGAGCCATTTTTAAAGGCTAGAGGGTGTCCACTATTAGAGTTGTTGCTCATATCAAAAGTATACGTTACGCCTCTCACAAGCGATAAAACAGGAGCTACAGCGCCATTAAAAGCATATTTATTCTGACCGCCTACGTTAACAACTGTCACTGCAAAGGTTTGCGTACCAATAACCGTATTATCTGCGGCAAAAGTTGCTTTGCGTTGTGCGTAGGAAGCGTAGCCATTTGCTATTGACCAGTTTACGCCTTTATTCCAGTTNGCATCNNNNGCAAANGTGCCATTGGTAACTAGCTCAGAACCAGTAGTTGTAGATAAAGGCCACTCAAATAATCTGCCATCGTCCTGATGTAATGCTATGAGGTTTTGACCAAAGTTATCTAACTGCCAAGTGCTTGCCTCTTGCGGAATACTGTCACTATTTACTGGTCTGGGGTTGCCGTAATAATCCTGACCATAATAACCAAAACCGTAACCAGTATTAACCGCTGCACTCTCTCTGCCGCCTGCTAAATCATCTGGCGTAATATCGTAAGCAATGCCTGCGCCTGTCATTACAGATAATTCATCGAAGCTACCGCCTGCAAGCCAAGCCGTGCCATTGTTATCTTGCCAAGCATGCATTCCCCGAACTGGATTTTTAGTAAAACCGTTTTTTCTAGCTTCCCAACCACCAATAGGACGCATAGAGCCATCTAGCCATCTGACTAAACTACCGTCACGCCAACGATTAGACCCTTCGTAATCTGTGCCGTTTCGGTAAAATCCTGCTGGTAAATCTAAAGGTACTAAAGGCATTATGTTGATCCGTATATTGTGCCACTATTGTTTAGTGTTCTTGATGTTCCTGATATTGCTGCACCCCCTGCGCCGCCGTTAGAGAATGTACCTGTTGTACCTCCACCGTAAGCTCCAGCCGCACCCCAACCGCCGCCGCCACCAGCCAAAAAGTTACTGGAGGAAGAACCAGCATTTCCTGCGCTACCACCGTTTGAAGCATTACTTGCGCTGCTGCCACCCGTTCCAGGCAAAATGCGCCCACCTCCACCTCCGCCATATTGCTGACTGCCGCTACCGCCACCTGCGCCACCACCGCCACCAGTGACGTTATTTGAATTACCACCATTACCGCCAGCGGTTCCTGATGCGTTCAATGCTCCACCAACACCAGCTTGCCAATATCCCTGATTTATACGGCCCGTTCCACCGTTTCCACCACCAGCACCGCCGCCGCCGCCAGCATGGGCATCACTAGGGTTACTTTGGTCTTGGTAATAACCTCCACCACCTCCACCGCCTGCAACATAAGCACCAGAACTATTTGTAAAAGTTACACCCGAAGAAGTTACATTAATTGCAGGGCCACCAGCAGTAGCTCTAACCCCAACGTAATTACCACCCTGACCACCTTTACCAATTACCTTACCCTCATTAATAACAGTACATGGTATATCTATTGTTAATGCAGCCGTAGATGTGCTATCTGACCAAACCCACATATTTGACGGTATACGCAAAGTACCGCCTGAAGAAATAAAACTGCTAACTGTAATTTCTTGCCTTTGAGCCTGACCGTTTACAGTACCGCCAGATGTAAGAGTTGTTTCAGAGCTTTGGCCTCTATATTCAGAAAATGCGTTTGATGCATTTACGCTTTTATTAATAATACCTCTAATGTCTGCATCATTTAATGAACATAAAGCTCCACTAGAGCCACCAGCCTCAATGTGTATTTGATCAAGAGTTAATGGGCCAGAGGTAGGTAAAGCCATTAGACACTTCCGAAAGCTGTTACGTTTCCAGTAACCGTTAAATTCCCACTGGCATCAAGCTTCATTTTACTTGTTCCACCTGTTTGAAAAAATAGATTTCCACCGCTTTCAATAACTCTCCAGTTACCCAAAACAACACCGCCAGAACCATCATAAATAACAGCCTTACTAGCAACTACTGACCCTGCAGATGCACCATCTAATAAATCGAACTCTGTTGTGGTTACGCCAGTAGCATTTAAATCTTTGGCATAATTTAAATCTGCCGTTGTACCAGTAAATCCATCTAATGTATTTAATTCTGCAGGCGTTGACGTAACTGTTGTTCCGTTTATTTTTAATGCAGTTAAATCAGGTGAAACTGTTCCTGCTGTTCCGTTTACTGTATCCTGTACAGCCGTTAACGCAGTATTTATAGTCTGACCCCATGTGTCCTGACTACCACCGATAGTTGGGAGTGTTAAATTTAAAGCCATATTAATCTCCTATTTATGCAAACATATCATGTTAGGCCGCATCCGTCCATATTTCAGATGGTATATTAATCTCAGTATAAGTTTCAGATGGTACATTAATTTCTGTGTAATTTTTAGTCGGCACGTTTATTTCTTCAAATTTAAATCTAGCTTTCCCAACATCTACCGCACCACTGATAACGTTTTCACAAACAAATATATGGCTTATGCTTGTGATTGCAGTGCCAACGTCAACATTTCCAGTAATAACATCGTTACCAACAATCTGATTATCTTGCGTAAGTGTTGGGCTACCGACAGTCGGGTTTTGCGTACTAACAGCATTGCCTGCAAAGTTATAAGTAATTGTAGTCGTAGCGTTGGCTATAGAAACCGCACCAGCATTTACGTTTGTGCCGACTAACTGATAATCGTGGGCAAACTGAGCCGTACCTATGTCAACCGCGCCAGTGTTTATATCGGCAGGCTGAAAGTTTATGCCATAAAGTAGAACGGCAGGGGGTATAGATACTGCGCCAGATATAACGTCAGGTGGAGCAAAGTTTTCGATCTCCACCATAACAGCATTTGGTATTGTTACTGCATTGCCATTGTAGACAGGGGTCAGGCTGTATTTAACAATGCCTACGTCAGCAATAGACGCGCCTGCTATAGGGGCAAAGCCTAGCATCTAGTCGGCCTCTTCTATGGTGTTACCCTCTGCCACCCATTTTTGTATGGCTTGCCAGTGGCGGTTGTCCTCTGACATTGGTACGAACATTACTTGACCGTCTATTGTCGCTCTAACCTGACAGTTTTTACCATCATCACCTGTTATATATTTTACTAATTCAATATTCATTTTTATAACTCCGCATCCGCAGTCCAAGCTGAAAGAGAATATGCATTTCCTTCAGAGGTGCTGCCCATTTGCATAACTGCATTATGTGTATTTGCAGTAAATCTACTCAAGCTTAGACCAGTGCCAGCCATTGTAGGATTTGCTCTCATTGTAACAGGAAAGGTGAAAGGCGCACTTGCTGAACTATTTGAGGGCGTACCTGTCGCATAAGGAGTAACAAGATATATATTATCAGTTAACCCTGAACTATTCCAAGACATAAAGTACCTTTGACACTTGCTTAAAGTAACTCCCACTGGTTCATGCTCAAACGATGTACTTTGCGGCCCAACTTCTAACTGGCATCCTGTCAAGAAAAACGTAGCGTTTGTAGTTGTCATTACAGCGTCTGTTCCAAGACCGTCTGCC